GAATTTCTGACGTAATATTGTATATTAGAAACTTGATCAGAAGAATAATGTTCATATATTGTTCCAGTTACCCAATCAATTCTTTTTATAACAGGGCAAATATCATTAGTATTAATCTTTTTTAAAGCAATTAAATTTTTATTGACATTTTTTAAATAAAAATCAGAATTTTCTGGTTCTGGAATATTTATTTCGTCCAACCACGGATCGACTTTTGCAATAAAGCAATATAAATTTAAAAATTCGTCTTCACTATTTTTAAATATTAAATTTGGAGAAAAGTAATATTTTATTATTTCTTCCGATAACCCAGAATAAGGAATTAAACCTTTGATCATATTTACACCGTTGTATATTTTATAATGTTATTTGATGTTAAATTTTTAATAATAGTAACATTTGCTGTATTTAATGCAGTTCCAGTTAACTCTAAATTAACTGGAAAATATAATATATTATTCGCAAAATCAATATTTTCTATAGTAACAATATTATTTCCCATAGAAATGTCATCTCCAATTCCTATAGAAGCATTTGCATTAGAACCTGTATAATTGTATTTAGAAATAATTATAGTATTAGCTTGAGTATATCCATTAAACACGTTTGGAAATTTATATTGAACGTAATCGTCTAATATTAATTCGCTATCTATTGTGTTAATGTCATTAACTGTAGAATAAATATTAAAATTATTATATCCTATAATTGCAATCTTAGACCCTATAGAAAATATAGAATCTAATTCAGAATCAGTATAAATTAATATCGTATTGGAAAAATTTATTACAGGATTTGGGTTTTGAATAACTAAACTCGAGATATCTATTAAATTTGTCGCAGTCATTACATTAGAATTTGCTGAAACTGAAAATGCTGCTTCAGATTTTAAAATATTTCTAGTTATAAGTTGAGTTCCAATTGGATGTAATAAATTTTTAATAACATCTTTATATGAATCGTAATCTTTCTCTGTTGTTAAGATATAAGTGGAAAGATTATATACATCGCTTTGTAATACAGAGTGCGCAGATGGTTGTCCATCTGCATTCAAATATCGCCCTTCGTCAAAAATTAATCCATCTAAAAATTTTGCAGTAGCTTTTGCTGAACCATCTCCAAATAATCTAACGCCATTTTTGTAAGTCGTTGTATTATAATCGCTTTGTAGTGTTATTTTCGATACAACGGTTTCTGTTAACGTGTTATACACATTACAAGAAGATATTCCTGATATTGCTCCCTTATAATCGTAAACTCTAGCAGAAAAAACTTGTTCGCTTGTTTCTGAATTAAAATAGATTGACGAAACTGATTCGATTTTACCGTAAAATGATGGAGTCTCTAAATTTCCTTGATATATAATACACGATTTAGGGTCAATACTTTCAACAGTAGTACCTGTTATGACTATATCTTGAATTCTTAGAGAAACATTTGGAGTAGAAACATAATCTTCTCCGTTATCATTTAAAGAAATCTTAGTTATAGCACCTATTCTATCTGTTTCTAAAGTATATTCGACTCCCGTGCCTAATATAGATGGAATTGTTAATATTGCATTTGATCCAGTAGAAGAATTGACATTAACAGTTGGTAAATTATTATTATTATATCCCATTCCTCCAACATTATATGGATTATTTGTATTATAATAATATTCAACTGAAGTTATTGCACCATTAGCACTAACTGACTTAATTCTTGCAAAAGCAAAACTTCCATCGCCACCTGAGATCGTTAAGGTATCTGTATTTGAATATTGTTGACCGCCATGTATTATTTCTATTGGAGCTAATATACCAATATCGTCAATATCTTGTCTATAACTTCCAATTGTGTTTGCTTTAAAAGAAGAATGAAATTGTAATGTTGGTGGTTGCTCGTATCCTCCGCCACCATTTCTAACTGTCACAGCAGTAATTGGATATGTTGTGTATGACAAAAACGAAAAACAATTTATTAATGCTATATTAGCATTTGCAAAAACCGGAAAATTATAATTGCTTGCACCAAGCGTAACAAATAAATTGTCCTCAATTGCATCATTTGTCAAATATGCAACATTCGCTGGGCGAGATTCATCAACTAATGATACAATACAAATAGCGTTTGTATCTATAGTTCCATCTGTTCGAATAATTTGAATATCTGAATTTGGATATGTTCTATACCCATAGCCGCTATTTGTAATTACAACGTTTTGTATTTGTCCTGTTGTTACTTCAGAAACAGTTGCAGTTGCCCCAATAGGATTTGGTGTAATTAAACTAAACCCATCATAAATAACAACTGGATCGCCGACTTTATAGTATTTTCCTCTTCTATTTGGGTTTATTGTTACATTAGAAAGCGAACCAATAATTTTAGAAGATAGCGATGTAGCTCCAATAGGCGGTGTTGAAGAATATTCAATGCGTTCACCATTTAAAAAATAAACTTCTTTATTATTGTAATCTAATACTTTAATTGTTTCTGCAGAAGAGAATACTCGCTCAATATTACTTAAATAAATCTGAATAAATTTACCATTAATTTTACTTTTTTCTACAACACCAATCGATTTAGAAGTTTCGCCAAATATTTTAAAATTGTTTATATTTAAAAATGCAGGATCTAGAGATTTTATTTTAATAGATCTAGGTACAATCCATTTACCATCGCTTGGTTTTAGTATAAACTCGCTGGTTGGATACACTTCAACAGCAGTATTATATAATGCTCTAAATAAAAATTTAAATGAATCCGGAATACCTTTTGCTTTGTATAATTCTTTTACTATTTTTAAAAGTTTTATTTTATCCGCTGCAATTGTATCAATATCCGGAAAATATGGAAGAAAATCAGCTGCATAATATGCATAAAATTCTTGAAATCCGGAATCAATATCTAATTTATCTCCAAACCCATATATATCATAAGTGTCATCAAACCATTGATAATAAGCATCAAAAAATTCAATAAATCTTGAATATGCTGGATCGTCCTTAATAAACGCAGGGAATTTAGAATCGAAAATTGTAGAATATCTATTTGACATTAAACTTTAGGCTTTATATTAATAGTTATTGACGTATTGTCCATAATATCTAACGTTATTATCTTATCTTGTGTTGAAGATATTATCGTAGATTCCGGTGTAACTGTAATTGAGAATTGTCCTAATAGATTATTTATATTATATGGATTAAATTTTGTTAGAGAAACTACACCAGTAGAATAAACTATAGTTCCAACATCATCTAATAAAACAGTTTTTACGTTATTAATATAATAATACGCTCTTAATTTAATTATATTTCCGCTCAAAATAGGAATAATAGACGCGCCGGAACCTCCTCCTCCGCTAACAACAGCAACTGCTTGTGTATAATTTAATCCAGAGGTTGTTACAGTTACCGCAGTTATAGTTCCATTAGTAACTTCTGCTGTTGCAATAGCTCCCGTTCCATCGCCAAAAATTGTAACAGAAGGAATTGACGTATAACCTGAGCCACCGCTAATTATTTGCGCGGATTCAATTACATTAAATACTGCAGGAGATTCTTCTATTTTTACATTTTGTACAATATTTCCATTGGTATCAAGATAATCAAAATAATCGCTATCTAGAGAACCTTTAACTATAGAAGATTCAAATTTAAATTCGTGCGTATTAATTGTATTAAAAATAGGTAAAAATCTTTTTTGTAAAGAAACAGTTGATTCGCAAGTTATAATAGATGCATCAATATTTTTTATTGTAGTTATTAGATTAGGTAAGATAAATACGGAATCGAATGTATTTAACGTTGTATTACAAAAATCTAATATTGCCAACTTTAAAAGGCTAGATAATTGAACAGCATCAAAAATAGATCTATTTCTATCAAAATAAATGTTAGAAGATAATTTTAGGAACGTATAATCGACATCAACAATTTCAGGAGTTATTGTAATAACGCTAAATGGTTTAATATATTCATTAAGTAATCTGTATTTTTGGGACGCAGATAAACTATATCCGCCATTGGGTTTAATACAAATAAACATTTTACCGAATTGTTTAGGAGTCATATCTTCTCCTCCCCAAACATTAACTGATTGAATTGGTAAAATTGGATTATCTCTTTTTAATAATTCAAGATAATCTGATTTAGTAACAGCTCGATTTTGGGAAGCATATGCTTTTGGAGCTGAGAATTTAATAGATTGAATCGATTCCCTTTCTTGTCCGCCAGAAGCAACTTCTGTAACATCAATTTTATTTGACTCGCCGGCAACATTATCCATTAATATAAATTTATATGCACCATTAGGAGCTTCGCCTTTAGTAGTCAAATATTCAACAGTAATAACGTTTCCAGTTGTTAATGATTTACCTAAAACGCCATCTCCAAAATATATTTCAAAATTACCATTTAATGCTTCTTGTAAAAAATAAACTTGCGAAGTATTATCTAAAGTTAAATGATTAGAAGCTAATTCAAATTTATTAAAAACAGTTGACTGTGAATTATCATAAACTAAAACTGTTAATGTTGTAGTATCAACATCTGTATCTGGTATAGTAAATGTTGACGTCGAATTTTGTATCATATTAACATTAAATGTATATTTTACTAGTTGTCCTTGATATACTGGAATACTATAAAATTGAGCAACTCCATTACTTGTTGTAGTTGTTATTGCATCTAAAGTTACGAACGAGTAATTAGTATTATCTATTGCTTGAGAGTAGAATTTTGTATATTTTGGGATATTTACGTCTGGTGCAGGTACGCCATTAAATTTAATATTTAACGATGCTTTTGCAGCTCTTCTAGAAGAAGGAGTATAATTTAATAATTTTGCATGAGATACTGTAGAACTTCTTTTTACAGCTGTATCTAAAAATGATTCGTTGGCAACCATGTTTAGATAATATGCATTATAATGTGTATTATATGCTAATAAATCTAATACTGTAGATATAACTGAACTTTCGAAGTCATAATCAAAAAATTTATCCTGACCTCGTAAATAATCTTTAAAATTATTTTTAATTGCATCAAAATCTAATTCTGCAATATTAACTGATGAATTGGCACTAGCCATTATTTATCCCCTAAATCCTTTTAATATTATTTATCTTAGTCTAGATAAAATAAAATCTGCTGTAAATGGTTCGACTAAATTTTCTATATAAAATGTGATTGTTACTTGATAAACATTATAATCATACAATGCTTCAACATCAACTGATTGTAGAGTAACTCTTTTGTCGAAATTTCGTATAACATATTCTACTTCTTTTGATAATGCCGAAGTAGTAATTGGAGACATTGGTTCAAATAATAATTTTCTTAAATTTGACCCGTAATCCGGTTTAAATGGTTTTTCATAATAATTTGTTAGCAATAAATTTTTTAATGCTCTAGATACAGCAACTTCCCCTATAGATAACATTAAATCTTTTTTTGCTGGATGCGGTTGGAAAGTTAAATCCAAATCTACATATCCACTGAAATTTTTTATAGTATTAGTTGCCATATTTAGTTTAAGTTTATTGATGAACCTTTAATATTAGTTGCTCCACCACTTGTTTGGTTTATAGTTCCAGCAACAGTTGTTGTCATATTTCCATTAATCGTCATAGTATAATTTCCATCAATAGTAGTATCACAATTTCCAATAATATAAACTTTATTACTCCCCTCAATAGTCACTGAACAATCTCCAGATATTGAAACTTTATCATTATTTAATATAACTGTATATTTATCCTTAACAATCTTCTCGACCTGTGAACCATCTGGATGGGTCTCAGAGAACGTTCCGCTTCTATGATACATATGTATACGTTCAGCTCCAGGCGTATCGTCAAGCTCAAAATAATGTCCTGATTCAGTGCTTACAACTTGATTGTATGGATAAGTTGTTTTATATGGAGAATTAGGTTCTGTCCAAGCAGTTGCACCTTTCGGTCCTTTAGCTGCTTTTACTGAATCATTTTTAGTTTTAATAATAGTATTTTCGATACCTTCATTTCTAGATAATCGACTGGTTGTTGGTTCATGTAATCTATTTGGATAAGAATTAGCTGAGGGAGCTTCAGTAATTACTGCTCCGCCTGTTTTGCTATAATCAACCGATTTAACTTTTCTAGGAGCAGATTTTAATTGCTCTTCAGTTCGTGGATCGGTATATCCTTTTTCAGCATCAGAAGAATCTTCTGGAATACCATGAAACATACCCATAATAATTGGAAATTGTGTTCCATTACCATCCATAAAGAATCCCATCACAAAATCGCCTTCTTTTAATGTAGTGGGAGTCGAAGCAGAACCATTAATGGAAAATAGGGGTTGAGCCCATGGTAATGTATTGGTTGGAACTTTTCCTTTAGTTGATTCATGTAATCCTTGAATTCTAACTCTACATCTTCCAAGATTAAGGGGATCCATTCTATCCTCGACTACCCCAATCCACCAAACAAATCCATTATGTCCAATGAAATTTCCTCTTTTTGCGCTCATTATCTTACACCCTTCCAACCTGCATCAGAATTATCAAAATCTTTAAATTTATTTGGATATGAATCTTTACAAAGTTCCAATACTGTTAAAAATCTATTTTCTTGATTTAGTATATGCCTAACAGCAGTAACAAGATATCTACCCGAATAAAATGGATCAGATTTTTTCTCTTTGCTATTAGAATTATTATAACTTATCTCTGGTTTATTAAATTCAACAATTTTACCAACAGTCATTTCTACATCACCGGCAACAACAAGTTTTATTCTATTTGACCACATTAAAGCCATTTGGGCAGATCTAATAGAAGTTGTTTCTTCTGGTCTATGTTCATTAACTTGAATTTCTTTATCTTTAATATATTTATTTTCGCTTTGGCCAGAGGTTGAAACTACAAATTTAACAGCACCAGCTGTTTGACTTAACAAATCTCCTTTTCTATTTGTAGCTGAATTTGGTATTGGCGCTTTATCTAAAGATTGCACGTTTTGAATATATTTGGTATAATCATAATTACTTTCGCCGAATTTTAACCTTAATGGATCAATTGTTATTGTTTTACTTGCCATAGCTCCACTTTTTACTGCAGATACAGAATCAAATGAGCCAACTGACTCAAATGCAATAACGTTGACAAATTCTTTCGTTAAATCTGTAACTAAATCTTTTTTTAAATTCTTTTCTTCATACTGATATTTTCTGAATATCGGCTGTTTATATAAATTTAATACGGATTTAAAATTAAATCCAGTTTTATCTTCATAAAATAGATAAAAAGCGCCAGCATTTTTATCTTGATCAGCTTGAGCAAAAGTTGTTAACCAATTAATTGCCTGTAATGGTTTTAAATTTGGAACAACTAAACTTTTCATTCCAGTAGTTTCATCGTGATTTGTAAAAAGTTTATCATCAATTTGTAAATCATTTTTAACTATATCTTTTACAATATCAAGAATTTTTGTATTTGAATATGATTTTGATATTTTATATTGTTCATTTAACATAGCTTCTTCTGAACAAAAATGTAAAACAAAATTTTCATTAGAAGTTTTTGTTTGAGTTCTTCCGCTAACTTTATAGATTCTTAATGTTTTACTTAAAGGTTTTTCTAATCCAGGTTTATCTATCGAAACAATCAGTACCTCTTGACCTTGAAATTGAAACATTTGTATAATACCAATAGAATCATTAATTACTATTGCGCCATTAACGAAATTAGAAAAAATATCTTCAAAATAATTAAATTCCACAATTAAATTTTTTATATCAATAGGTGCTCCATTATTACCAACAATTTTGCAAGTTTTTATGGATACATCTTGCGAATAAAATAAACCATCAGCCATAATATGTTTCCATTAATATTTTTAATTCTTGTTCTAATTGAGGTACATATTCTTCTCTAATTAATTTTATTTCTCGTTTAGATTCATTTAATTCTTGTTCATATTGGTATATTGAAATTCGTTCTTTACTTGTTGTTTTAGTAATATTACCTGATTCTTTTACTTCTGAAGCATAATTAAATACGTCATCGTCATACTCTCCATTATATGATTTTTTATCAATAAATATTGTATTTTCAGTTGTTGCATTAGTATTACTATCAAATACAGATGTGGTGGCTCTATACCCGTAAGTTGTTACTGCTGCATATTCTGCTCCATTACTATACGTTTTCCAGTAATTTGCATCAGAAAATGTGATATTATTATTTGCGTTATCTAGGTTATCTTGCGTACAGATATAAATCGTATTATTATGTCTAACAACATCATTTTTGTTATAGTCCATATTTTCTTGCCATTCATCTTTCCAATAAACTCCATCAAGAATTCTAGTCCAATAATTTTTCTTTAAATCATCAAGAAATACTGTTGGAGTATGAGTTTTATTGCAAATAAACGCAGTATTACTAACAATTACAGTATTTGCGACAAAATATTGATTTGTATTCCATTGCCCTCTCCAAGTAGAATCCGCCCATTGATTCACGCTATTTGCTTCGTTTTTATATTTGTCATTTAAATATCGGTCAAAAACTTGGTAGTCTAAAGCAAAATCAAAAAATGGGTTAATTGTATCGTTAGCCAACATAACAATCCAATGCCTTTCTGGATCCCCATAATATTTTGCTGCAATTATTTCCGGAGTATCGCCTTCTTGTAATGCATATGGATAATAAATTGATAATCTATCTGAATATTTTTGTCTAATTGCAGCTCTTGCTGTCAAATCCGTAATTAATCTATTGTTAATAATTGTTTTAGGGTAAGTTGAAAAGAATGTAGACATATGTTAATACCCTTGTTCTATTTTATCGCGAGTCATAATTTCAGTTTCTTTAAATTGAAGAGTTAACCTAGTTTTAACTGGCATACCATCTTCAAAAGAAACCCAACCAACTTCTGGAGCATAGTCAACCATAATTGTTTCTAAAACGCAAGGAGCAAAGGAATGTAAATTTGAATTTTTCTTTTCTTTATGCATATATTCAATTTGAAATACAGCAGGAACATCAAAATATCTACCCATTTCGTTTGTTCCGTGAATACCTGGAGCAGAATGATATCTAAACAATTTTATTATATTTCTTATTGTCGCAGCTTCTTCTTTACTTTTTGGCGTAAACGTAAAGTCAAACTGAAATCTTCTAAAATCCATTTGCGTAAAAACAACTTCAAATTGCGGATTTATTGCATATCCATTTTGCTTTAATAAGTATTTCGAAACAGATCCGCCATTAGCTACAACTCCAGTTGATCCAGCAATTTTTCCTGCACCTTCTAATACTAATGGGTCATAATCAGCTTGTTTAATTGTTTTGATTGCGCTACCTAAATCTTTAGATCCTTTTAGTTTATCATATAATGATGCTGTATTATCTGCAATACTACCAGATTCAGCTAATCCTTCTGCAACTCCTCCTGCAATACCTAATGCTTCAGTCATACTTATGTCACCATAGCCAGCATGTTGCGACATAGATACAGTATCTGGCATATAAAGATTAATATATCCAGAAGGCTTCATTGCTGATGGCGTAAATTTTGGACCTGTATTTGTAAAAGCAGCAGCTTTGGATGCTATTCCGCCAGTAACCGATTTTAGCGGATTGTTTATAAAATCTTTTATTCCATTAAATGCATCCGATGCAGCTTTACTCGGATCATTTAAGAAACTAGAAACTCCAGGAATAGAAGTGGCTGCATTTGATAAAACTGATAATCCAGCCACGCCACTAGCAAATCCGCTGATCGATCCAGTTGCAATAGAACCAGATATAATACTTTTAGCTCCAGCTACAACTCCAACAACAGATGCTACTGAACCAACAACTTGATTTGCTGTAGATAAAGCTTGATTTGCTACGGCAGCAGCAGTTTGAATTGCTTTTGTTGCATCTCCTACAGCTGTTGTAACTGCAGATGCTGTAGAAGCAACTTTATTCATTGCAGTTTGTGCTGATTTAAGAGCAGCAGCAGGACTAGATGCTGAGATTGCTGAAGATTTAGCTGCTCCTGAATCTTTATATGTTGATTTAGTCGGAACTAATACTGAAAATGTTATAAAATGCCCTTTCCTAGAACTACCTAGATCATGCGGGTACATTAATACAGGCATATCATTTTTACCTGCATATAATTTTCGTAAAGGAGAATTTGGATCTATTGCCATAATTTTATTCTTTTTGTTGGTTTAACTAAATACTATTTATATTAATAATTTATAAATATTTATCATGGCTAGAAACTATAAGCAAGGGATATATACTCCAAAAAATCCAAGCAAGTATAAAGGTAATGCAAGTAATATTGTATATCGATCAAGTTGGGAATTAAGAGTATTTAAATGGATGGACGATAATCCATCGGTATTAGAATGGGCATCCGAAGAATGCGTTATTCCATATAAATCTCCAGTTGATAATAGATTACATAGATATTTTCCTGATATTTGGGCTAAAGTAAAAGGGGTGGATGGAAGAACTAAAACTTATTTGCTTGAAATAAAGCCCGAATATCAGGCAAACGAACCAAAAGTTAAAAAGAAAATTACTAAACAGTATATAACTGAAGTTTGTACTTACGCAATAAATCAAGCCAAATGGAAAGCAGCAAGAGAATATTGTATGGATAGAAAATGGGAATTTAAAGTTCTCACAGAAAAGGATTTAGGATTATAAATGAATATTAACAAACCACCTGGACCTGCTGAACCACTAGATTCAAAATTTCATTTTAAATTTACAATACGCAATGCAACTGAAGCAATTCAATGGTTTAAAGAAAAAATCCAGTTATTAACTAGTCCTTCGGTAGAAACAAAAGAAGAATTTAAACAGGAACAAATAGAATTATTAAAACCAGAAGATAAAACTGATACATTTGAAGTCGGTAAAATGTATCTTTTTCATTATGACCCAAAAGGAAGAAAAACCTTACCATATTATGATACATTTCCATTAATTTTATTAACTGGAATACACAAAGGTGGATTTACTGGATTAAATTTACATTATTTACCGCCCGAACCAAGATTAATTTTGTTAAGTAATTTAGCACAAAAATATGTATTTAAAGATGGAAAATTGGATAGATTAAACATAAAATATGAAAATTTAAAAGGTGTTCAAGAATTTGCATTTTTTGAACCATGTTTTAAGCAATATTTAAAATCAAATGTTAGATCTGGAATAAAATTAATTCCACCTGAAGATTGGGCGTATGCTGCTTCTTTGCCTATAGAAGCATTTGTTAAAAAACCAAAACAACAAGTGTGGAAAGAATCTATGGCTACACAAGATATGACACTATAAAAAGGAATACGAAATGGCATTAATGGATAGTTTTGCTGGAATAACAAGTTTATTCAGCGGTTCTGGACCAAAAACCAGCGATGGAAAGTATCAAGATGCATTACATTATCTATTGAAATATGATGTTGGTAGAACTGCATATTTCGATGTTACGATACCAAGTAAAGGCACAGAGATAAATAACCATATAAAATTTTATTGTCACACAGCAGAATTACCTGGAGAATCCACTGCAACAGTAAATCAAAAAATATATGGAGTAAATGAAAAGTTCGCAGTTATGACTGGATATAATGACGTAACCTTATCATTTTATACTCATGGAGCTGGAGTTGAAGCTACAAGAAGAGTTTTTTTTAATTGGATTTCAACTATAACTGGCAGAAATAATTTAATGAAAGCTTCGTGGGAAAAACAAAGCAGCGATGTAACTTACAATGTACAGTATAAAAAAGATTATGTTAGAGATATAGTAATAACTCAATATACTATAGATGGAAAACCTTTTGTACAAGTTAAGTTATTTGATGCGTTTCCTATAGGAATAAATCAAGTTCCACTTGCTTGGAGCGCTCAAAATCAAGCACAATCATTAAATGTAACATTTGCATATACTGAATATCAATATGAATTTTTTGAAGTACAAGAATCAGGTAACTATTCTGCAAGCCCATTAATGGAATTAGTTGGTACAGCGATTCAAACTGCAGCCACAATAAATACCATAAAAGGAGCATTTAAAAGCGGAAATCCTTTAGCTGCAACATCAGTGTTATCAAATTTTAACGTTTCATCACCTGCACCATATAAAAGAGGATAAAATTTAATATGAGTTTCTTACCAAAAATTGAATCGCCAGTATATACAGTCAAATTACCTGTTTCAGAATTAACAGTAAAATACAGACCATATACTGTCAGAGAACAAAAAATTTTAGCAATGGGAAAAGAATCTGGCGACCCAAATACATTAGTAGATGCAATAAAACAAATAATCTCAAATTGTACTTTAGATTCAATTGATACTGAAGAGTTATCAATCAGCGATACTGAATTTTTATTTTATCAATTACGAGCAAGATCTGAGTCGGAAATTGTTGAATTAAAATATAGATGCGAAAATATATTAGAAGATGGAAGAACATGTAATAATGTAATGGATTACGATTTAAATCTATTAACAGAATTGGAAACTACTAAATCTGATATTTCTTCTACTATTGAAGTTTCAGATAAAGTTGGATTAAAGTTAAAATATCAAAGATTAGAACATAATAAAATTGGAGATAAGATTCCTACTCCAGAAGAAACGCTTGAAATTATTGCAAGAAATGTTGAGTTTATTTATGATGAAAATTCAGTATATAATACAAAAGATATACCAGTACAAAATATTGTAGCATGGTTGGGCGATTTACCAATTGAACAATATTTAAAAATAGAAGAATTCTTTGCTAATGAGCCTAAAATAATTAAAAAATTAGATATTGTATGTGTAAAATGCGGTTTTGATCATCATATTGAAGTAAGAGATATTTTTGATTTTTTTATCTAATTCTTGGTAATGTTAATCTTACAACTTATTATAAAACTAACTTTTCATTAATGCAACACCATAAGTATAGTTTAACTGAGCTGGAAGACATGATCCCTTGGGAAAGGGAAATTTATATAGGTTTATTAATACAGTATTTAAAAGAAAAAGAAGAGAAACGTAAGCAGCAAGAAGCTAATAGGAATATTTAATAAATGGAAAATAATAATTCAGGTTCATCATTTTTAGATAGCGCAAAAGATTTTGCTGTTGGCGCATACGATAAAACAAAAGAAGAATTATCTAGGGTTCAAAAGAATAGCGTAGAACGACAACATATTGTTGATAGAGAAACAAAAGCAAATTTGCTTACCTCAAGACAACAAGAGCAATTAAAAAAGATTTCAAATGCAGATGATGCTCAAAGATTTGTTGAAGCAGCTCAATTAGGCGGAGCTTCTGGAGGTCAAAAAGAATACCAACAAATTATTGATAATCAAAGAAAAGCATTAATTTCTTTTGGTACTGATGTCGCAGGACTTGCTGTTGGTGGAGCTGCTGTTAAAGGGGGGTTAAAACTTGGTGGATCTATATTTAAAGGAGGAGCAGAAGCAATTGGATCAAAACTTCCTTCTTTAAAAAAATATAGTAATGTATTTAAAAGCGAAACTGAATTGGCAGATGAAGCTAAAGCTGCAGCAACTGCTCAAAAAGAAGCAGAAGCACAGAAAAAAGCTCAGGAATATGTACAGCAACAAAGACAGCAAGCAGGAAAACAATCTACGCCATTTAAAAGTAATACAGAAAAATTAGTTGAAAAAGCCAAAGAAGAAGTTAAAGACGAAACTACTCCAAATAAAAAAGGATATATCAGAAGAACTTTAGAATGGATGGGAGATAAAGCAGGAGGCGCTGCAGCAGGTGCCGGAAAATTTGTTGGGCGTCAAGTTTTATCAGAAGGAAAAACATTAGGAAAAAGTGTACTTAAAGGTGGCATGTATGGAGCTGCTGCTACTGGAATCGGAGCTGGAATTTACAATACATTATCAGAAGAAGATCAACTTGCTGCAAAAAATAAAGCTCAAGAATTGGTTGACGCAGGAACAGAAAAGTTTCCTGGATTAGTAGATGAAGCTGGAAATATATTAAAAGGTGCTATAGAAGGCACGACAGAAGAAAGTGTATGGGATAAAATCTTCCTTTCTCTCTTCCTCTT